GCAATCTCAGCATCACGATCAGCTTTCATCATCTTGAGGATATCAACAAGACTCTTACCATCTTCAAGATGTCTGATATAGCTGTCAGCTGGTAAATTGTACTCTTGAGCTTGCTCTTGGATAGCTTGCTTGTTGGCCTTGTATTCTTCCAGGGCATCAAATTCTGAAAGCACTAAAGCATCCATTTCATCAAGTGTTGTCTTTTTCAGCTCATACTTGCCTGTTTTAAAATGTTTCTTGAGGCTGTACTCATCGTATTTGTCAGCGAATGTTGATTTTTCAATCCCTGCAACCATACACTTATCCTCAAATGTGGCACGCACGACATCCACGCGCATCAATCGTTCATGTTCATCAATCGCATTAAGTCCTGCTGTGATGTTTGAGATAACATTATCCAATGGCTCAACTGTTTTCTTGTACCACTTCTCAAATTCCTTGTATGGATTATTGATGTTATTTTTGATTTCCTTACGCCGAGTTTCCAACGCCTCTTTTAATTTATTAAGGCGTGTACGCTCATCATAATCAATCTTATAAGTGGATGCTGTCACCTCATAATCTGTGTACTGTGCAACGATTGCTGCAAGTTGTTTCTCAACGCTATCATAATCAACATTGATTACTGCAGGTTGGAAATCTACCTTAATTTCTGTCAAGCTATTAGTTACATCTTTTACCACGTCTTTGTTCTCCTAGTCTGTGTAAATTTTGATTTTACTACCTGATGATGAATGCCCAAAACATAAATTGCCATTATCACAAATTAAGGCAAGTTCTGTTTTGGATAAATTAGGGGTATTCTTATAAATTTCATAAAGTGAATTTCCGTAACTGCCACCAACTCGACCATATACAACATCAACGGTTTCTTGATCTTGTTCATTCATTTTGTCGTAATTCCACTTATCCTTGATGATATATTTCTCTTTTAACTCTTTTAGAGCTGAAAGATTAGATTTCTGTTTTTGGCTTTCGTTTTCTGTGAAAGCCCATGGCGAATAAATTTTATTTTCTGTCATGTCTTATACTCCTTGTTTTTCGTATGCTTTTTGAATTTGTTTAGTGAGATAGTCCATCACTATGTTATAGCCATCAACTGGTACTTTGTGGAAATCGTCTATTTGGTACTTGCTCAATACAAAATTTGCAACTGTATCAAATGGCGCTCCCTTAATCGTCGCAATTTCTTCAACGTTCTTGATGATTTCTTGATACTGAATGTTATCAATGTACCTCACTTGTTGTTCTTGGGCTTGCTGATTGTTTGGTTTCTGTTGCTGATTATTCTGCCCTTGTTCTTGGCTTTCTTCTACTGGATACTCATCAATATCTTTTTCACCAATCGCAAACAACCCCTGTAAGGCATATTTTCGAGCGTATGAGCTGACTGCGCCTGTCCATTGCGGATCTTGCATTTGTTTAATCTGTCCTTTTTGGGTATTAAATACTGGAACTGGACTCATTTCAGCGTACGCTGTTGATTGGTACCTCTCGTCTCTCTCGTCATTAAAAGCTACGGCTGTTGCTTTTACAAAGATTTTTCCAACAAGCTCAACGAGTTCATCAGTTACGATTACAGACCAATCGCTTTTTAGCTCTTTAAAAGTGGTATAGATGTCCTCGGCATTTCTAAATGCGTACTTTACATCTTTTGATTTCTTTTTTTCTAATTGCATTTTTTGTTGCAACTCTGGGAAAGTTAAACTTGCCATTTTCCTCCTCCTTTAAAAACTCTGTAATTCCCTTATTTTTTATAAGGATGAGTTTGTTGTTTATTAGTATTTATTATTCTGCTATCGTGTCATCTTCCTGCTCCACTTCTTTATCTTCGTTGGTTTCAACTGTGATTTCTAGTCTTGTCATAGCTTCGTCAACTGACTTGCCGTCTAGGATATCCTTGAGCATGTGACTCATATCATGAAACGATTTAGCTTTGGTTCTGCCCTTTTCGCTTTCAGGCATCAAGCCGAGGTCTTGCATAAGTAGAAATGCTACGCTTGCATCGTGCATTGCTTTCTGAAGTTGTTTTATTTTCTTGATTGTACGAATTGCTTTAAACATACTGTTCTCCTTTTTCGATTTGTTCTTTTTCTTTGTAGATTGCCAATTGTTGTTTCAGGTTATAAACTTCTTGCTCATACATAAAGCGACGTATGCGCTCTTCAAGAAGGTCCTCGTTAAGTTCTACCGCTACTACTCTCCAGTCAAGGTTGACTGATTTAATAACACCTTCGAGTCTGAGTTTTAACTTAGTAAGTAACTTCATTAAGCTACACCCTCCTCGTTAGATTGCTTGTTCATGCCTAGAATAATGTCATAGTACGAATGACCAGCAGGAATGACATAGCCTGTCAGATCATCAACTTGAGAACCATCTGCCATAATGTTTATAATTCTTGGTTTCCATTCCTTTTTTACTGTTTTCATGATATAATTACCTCGTAAAGTATTTTGCTTAGTCCCTCAATGGAATTGCCGTTCCAGAGGGGCTTTTTGTTTTATCTTAGTTCATCTATGCTGATACCTAACGCATCAGCGACTTTGCACATATTCGTCCACGACATTTCTTTCATCCTTCCAGCCTTTAGGTTAGATAAATTAGATGGATGGACATTTGATTCTTTGGCTAATCTGTACATCGACCAGCCTTTTATTTTTAATTGTTTTTCAATTTTATCCCACATCAAAAATACCATATGTTGTGTTTTTCAAGCACATTTAATCCTTTCATATACAATATGTTGACAATCAAATATATTTGAGTTATAATATATCTTGACTAGGACCTCTCACCGTTTTAGTCAAAATTTCAATAGAAAGGAGGGGATTTTATGAAATCCTTTAAAGATTTCCGAAAATCTTTAACAGCTGAAGATATGCAAGCTATCTATGCTAAAGCTAATGAAGCTACTAAACAGTTCGACCATACAGACGGATTGCAACGTGGAATGGTCGGTGGTTTGACTTCTGTAATAACTACTATTGAGTTACTAGAGAAGTACCACGAATGGCTTCACAGCTAAGACGCGCGAATGTTTCTGAGTCTATCTTAAAATTGATAGGCTTTTTTATTTTCCCACTATACGGATATTTTCTTGGTCTCATTCTCTTCTCCTTTCCAATGTTCATTCAAATCGTTTCTAGATAACTTTTTTCTAGTCTTTTAGAAATGATTTCTAAATCGGAGTCGTCCAGTTTTAACTGGTCGGCTTTTTCATTCAAACGAGAATCAATAACTTGGTTAATTTCAATCCATTCTCGTTTTGTAAATTGGCTTCTGAATTTTAGAAATTCGTTTATTGTTTCTTTCATACAATCTCCTTTTTTATTTAGAGAAGTAGGACTTGTTGTTAATTAATATTTATTGTTATTTAATACTTGTTGTTAGTTAATATTTATTAGTGCCTTATTTTACTGATTTGTAAAATACAGATTTGTAAAATACAGATTTGTAAAATAAGGAAATGTAACTGCTAATCTGTGGATAACTTTTGTAAAGCTTCTTCCAATCTCTGTAGCATAATTTCAAATTGAAAATCGGTAATTTTAACATCTGAGAAGAACCGAAATGTCTGAACCCCTTTACCTCGTCCGAGACTCTTTTTAAAAGTTCTGAGATAACCAGCTTTCTCTATCTTCTTGAAATGCCTATCTACCATATCCCGACTCACCCCTAAGCGCTTTGCAATTTCTTCTGGATAAACAATCCAGTTTTCTTTATTGCTGAGAACTACCATCAAGATACCGATAGAAGCAGGCTCTAGGTTCGAATCTTTGAGAAAATCATTGTTGACAGAAGTGTAATCGTTAATTGGATTTTTGAAAGATTAGTTGAAGATCCATTTTTTTAAAGTCTGTCATACTCTCTCCTTTTCTATTTCTAATTTCCTTATCTACTGCTCATTCAAGTCGTTTCTAGATAACTTTTTCTAGTCTTTTAGAAATGATTTCTACATCTGAGTCGTCCAGTTTCAACTGGTCGGCTTTTTCATTTAAACGAGCTTCGACAACTTGGTTAATTTCAAACCATTCTCGTTTTGTAAATTGGCTTCTGAATTTTAGAAATTCGTTTAGTTTTTCTTTCATACCTACCCCGCTACTTCATCTTCACTCAAGAACTTGTTGATAAAATACTGTTGTCCTTTGCCTGTGACCTTAGTTGTTGTGTTGACTGTTGTATGACCGTCAGCATGGTTGATATTTGTCTTTTTTAATTCAAACAGACCTAACTGCATGCTTTTTTGTGTTGGTTGGTTCCAAGACTCTCCACGACGACTAATTAGGTAGCCGTTAGAGCGTAACCACTGGAAGAGCTTGTTTTGACCAATGTCAATCCCATTCTGTTTCAGAATTTTAGCTAGTTCACCGATTAGACAAGATGACTTACTAGCACTTACTGCGTCTGCAAATAACACCTTAGGACGGTCAGCCTCAATCTGAGCCTCTAGCTTGTGGACTTTCTTATCCGCCATGAGCAAGGCTCTTGCCATAATCTTCTCAGGACTGTTGAAGTCTTTTTCTACTTGAATGAAGTACTGTCTGACTTCTTTTCCTTTGTCCGTTCGCTGAATCATGGCGATTTCTTTAGCCATGTCTAGTTTGATGATGTGATCTACTTTGTTGTGACCCCCTCGTCCTGTTTGCTGCTCATTTTTGAGAAGCAAAAAATCCTGATTTTCTGTAAAGCCGTATTCAATCATTCTATTGAACCAGTCGGCATATTTTGTTTTGACTCCCAGAGCTTCATGAAGTTGTCTTCCAGAAACAACAGGCTCATGATTGTCATTCAGAGTCACGTTGATGAGTTCATTCATAGCATTCCTTTCTAACACGATTTTTCGTGTTTTTAGTTTTAAAATTAAGCAGTTTCGACTGCTTTAGTGAAAAGATATTCTAAATCGTATTCTGGAAAAAATTTTTGTTGTAATGCGAGAGCTTCAGTAAACTTAAAATCATAAGTGCCACTAATTTTGTCGCTTACCGTCTGAGCTCTCACACCCAAATAATCGGCCATATCTACAATCGCTACACCTTTTTCTTTTCGAGCTTTATCAATNNNNTCATCTGAGCTTGATATAAGTTTAACACCATTTTTCGTGTTTGTCAACACTAAAAATCGTATTTTTCTTTCTTTTTTTTATAGACATACGAAAAATCGTGTGGTATAATAAAAAACAGAAAGAGAGGTAACCATGAACGAAGAAAAACTAAAGCAACTAATTCTTTCTCGTTATAGTTCTGTAAAATCTTTTGCAGAAGAAAATGGCATGCCTTATTCAACTGTTCGTTCTATATTAGAGCGAGGAATAATGAATGCTAACGTGGAAAATGCTATAAAAATTTGTTCAGCTTTGGATATTAGACCTGAGATATTTTCTTATTTATTAAAGACACCTAAGAACGAATCTGAAATCTTGCCAATCTACAACAAGCTAGAACAGCCAAGACAAGAAAAAGTTCTTAGCTATGCTAAAGACCAACTTGAGGAGCAAGAGAACTCTAATATTATTTCTATGTTTAACAAGCCTCAAGATGGCGAGGACTACATTACTGATTATGTAGAAGGCTTGGTTGCTGCAGGTCATGGGACTTTCCAAGAAGACAACCTCCACATGGAAGTGAAACTGCGTGCCGAAGATGTCCCTGAAGACTACGACACCATCGCAAAAGTGGCCGGCGACTCTATGGAACCAATGATTGAAGACAACGACCTACTCTTTATCAAGGTCACTAGTCAAGTGGATATCAACTCAATCGGCATTTTCCAAGTGAACGGCAAGAACTTCGTCAAAAAGCTTAAAAGAGATTATGATGGTTCTTGGTACTTACAAAGTTTAAATAGTGGATACGAAGAAATCCACTTATCAGAAAACGACGACATCCGAACAATCGGAGAGGTCGTAGATATTTATAAGGTTTAAAAATATGTGCAATAACTGATTCACACTAAAAGCTGATAGAGAGGTTTCTTATGAAACAGGAACGTAAAGTTTTAGGTATTCTAGCTATTATTTTTGGAGCGCTGGCTCTACTTGGCTCATGGATGCCTATCATCAATAATTTTTCATTCATTTTGGCTATTTTAGCTCTTATCTTCGGTTTAATTGGTTTTGCAGTAAATCGAAAAAGACCAAAAACGCTAGCTATTATTGGGACAGTTCTAGCAGTCGTATCTATTGCTATTGTATTAGTAACTCAAGCAATGTACGCTAAATCATTGAAAGAACTAGGTAAAAACGTTGAAGAGACTGTTAGCTCTGTAAGTTCTTCAATTGAATCTTCACAAAAAGAGGAAGATGCTAAATTTAACTGGACAAAAGAACAGTTTGATGCGCTTCAAGTTGGCGATATTATCAACTATGGAGCCGGTGGAACTAACTACGATGACGTTGCTAGCGTTCACGGAGAACCTAACAATGTAACAACTAGTTCAGTAAATGACCACGACAGTAAGACAGTATCATACACTTCTGCTGGTAGCAAATACAAGAGCGTTATTCTTTCGTTTTCAAAACAAGACGATGGTTCTTTCTTGTTGACTTCTAAAGTCAGCTCAGGTCTAGAATAAAAAAGACAACAAAAAAAACCCCACGCTCTCGGTCGGCAAACTTCTGAGCGTGAGGCATGTGACAGGAAAAGATTTTCATGGAGATAACCTCTCATGATGTCTTTTCTTGTACCCATTTTATCAAAAAAGAGGTACAAATTCAATGATAACTACAAATAAAGTCGCAATCTATGTCAGGGTGTCTACCACATCTCAGGCAGAAGAGGGCTACTCAATCGATGAGCAAAAAGCTAAGCTCTCTAGCTACTGCGATATTAAGGATTGGAGCGTCTACAAGATATACACTGATGGTGGTTTCTCGGGATCCAATACTGACAGACCAGCACTCGAGGGACTTATCAAAGACGCTAAAAAAAGAAAATTTGACACAGTTCTAGTCTATAAGCTGGACCGTCTTAGCCGTAGTCAAAAAGACACGCTTTACTTGATTGAAGATATTTTCATAAAGAATAATATAGCCTTTCTGAGCCTACAGGAGAATTTTGACACCTCTACTCCCTTTGGTAAGGCTATGATTGGGCTCTTGAGTGTCTTTGCTCAGCTAGAAAGGGAGCAAATCAAGGAACGTATGCAACTTGGGAAAATAGGACGGGCCAAGGCTGGTAAGTCTATGATGTGGGCTATAACATCTTACGGCTATGATTATCACAGAGAAACAGGAGAGGTGACTATCAATCCTGCTCAGGCTCTGGCTGTTAAATTTATTTTCGAGAGCTATCTTTCAGGCCGATCCATTACTAAACTGAGAGATGATCTAAATGAGAAATACCCAAAACATGTGCCTTGGAGTTATCGGGCGGTCAGGACCATACTAGATAACCCTGTCTATTGTGGTTTCAATCAGTATAAGGGAGAAATTTATCCAGGTAATCATGAGCCGATTATTTCAAAAGAGGAATATGATAAGACTCAATCTGAGCTAAAAATCAGACAAAGGACAGCAGCAGAGAATGTCAATCCTAGACCATTCCAAGCTAAGTACATTCTATCCGGTATCGCCCAATGTGGATATTGTGGCGCTCCTTTAAAAATTATGTTAGGCGTAAAGAGGAAAGATGGAAGCAGGTTAAAAAAATATGAATGCCATCAAAGACACCCACGAACGCTGAGAGGCGTTACTACATACAACGACAATAAAAAGTGTGACTCAGGATTTTACTACAAAGACAATCTAGAGGCCTATGTGCTAGAAGAAATAAGCAAACTACAAGATGACGCTGATTACCTAGACAAAATATTTTCAGGAGACAATGCTGAGGCCATAGACCGTGAGAGCTATAAGAAACAAATAGAGGAGCTATCAAAGAAACTGAGCAGACTCAACGATCTATACATAGATGACCGCATTACCCTTGAAGAATTACAGAGCAAGTCAGCCGAATTTATAAGCATGAGGGCTACTCTTGAGACTGAACTGGAAAACGATCCAGCACTCAGGAAGAACAAAAGAAAGGCTGATATGAGGCAACTGCTAAACGCTGAAAAAGTGTTTTCAATGGATTATGAGAAACAGAAGGTACTTGTTAGAGGGCTTATAAACAAGGTTCAGGTAACAGCTGAGGACATTGTCATCAAGTGGAAAATATAAGTAATTTTAGTAACCCTCATCTC